GGTTTGAGGTAAACATTGGTCTTCAGGTAGATTTTCCTTTGGTTCAAATAGGCTTCAACCTGTACAAGGGCCGTGCCTTGCTTATTCAGTTTCTTTTGGCGGTTAAAGACCAACCTGTATCGTATCTTCTCTAGCATATTTTTATTTTAAATTTAGCTATTTCCTCCAAAATAATCAAATTCGACAATATTAATCTTATAATCTTGACCTGGGAGAACTGTTGGGAAATCCGAAGGGAACAAAATCGTTTTCTTCATGGAGTGAATTTACGGATTTTGTAAATGAAATGCCTATAAAAACAATTCAACCTTTCGTTTCCAATTTCAATGCTTTTGCTGGAGAAGGATTCTACGGTAATGTCGTTCAAGGATTGGTTATAAAACAATTAGAAGATGCTGTTTTCATCTTCGGAATAGCAATAGACGGAACATTAATATTTAGAAAAAGGAATTATCCAGACGTTTCAACTTGGGAAGATCCTAAGATAATAATTCACAGTAATAATTGACATAAAATTTACTTCGTAACCGACCTGGGAGGACTGATGAATAGTTTGAAGCTGTTCCCGTTTATGCCCAAAGGTATATTAAGTACAGACGAAGAGGTAAATAGTGCAACTGCAAGCGGAATGTATCATGTATTCGGACGAGACGGAATTAGTGTTGTTTCAAATTATTCCATAATGATAGTTTTTAACGATGGACAAGGATATGTCATTCAAATGACATTCCGTCTAGGTGAGGATGTTGTTGGTTTCCGCCGTAATTATAATGGGGTATGGGGAGATTTTAGGTCTTTTGTATTGGCTTCTTAGAAACATGGATTACCTTTGCACCGCACATGGCGTTGTGCATATCAGGATCGGGTGGCACCGGCTTGTACCGGACCACCCGTTTTTTAATCATGTCAAAGATACGGTTTGCCAATTACCCCAACTGTTACTAAACCATTTCACTCGATATTTATAAATATCTCCGCTATAATTATATAGATTCTGAATACAACAGATATTAGGTTTGCCGATTACAACTAATACACGATTACGGACATATTCTAATTTTGAATTTTGTGATAGTAAGTATATTCCGCTATATTGCATAGAATCTAATTCGTCTTGAGATTCTATTCCTTTCTGATCTCTGAACCTTAACCACGTATCATTTATCCCGATGAGTTCTCCCAGCTCTCAACTTATGCTATTATTCTGTTGCAATTTGTTGCCAATCCCTTAATGGTTCTGTCGTTTCAATAACCGTTAAATCATCCATGGCTTTTATCTCCATAATGCCAGCTGAATTATCAGGGCATTCCAGCATGATGTCAAAATAATTAGCGCTATTCAACTTTTGATACAGCTTAAATTGGATATCATTTCCACATATCAATTTAAAATGGGAAACTCCATTACGATACCCACTTAATGAAGCTACATAGCAAGACGATATTCCATTTCTTAGCACATATAGTAAGCATATTACAGGTTTATATACATATAGTTCCTCTTTATATGCTATCTTGTATAATTTGCCTTGAATTAAATCAAAATATGCTGTTCTCCTTGTTAATCCCTTATTAGTATTTGTCGAAAGTGGCAAAAGTTCTCCCAGCTCTCGTTTCGAATAGATTTTATGTCAATATATAGATACCCAATCATACCATCTTCCATTATCTCTACCTGTCCTAAAATATGCATTTCCGTATAAGCCATTACCTAATAACTGTATTCTTTGTCCTGCTGAGAATACTATTAAGATTCCGTATTGAATATCTTTCCCATTTAGTACCCCTGTTGTAGGGGCACTAATTTCATAGATTCCTGATGTTAATACATTATTTAAGTCATCTGTTCCTGTTAATCTCCCTTTATTCATGAAAGGGAACAGCTTCAAACTGTTCATTAGTTCTCCCAGGACTTTCGCGGCAGCCGAAGAAGATGTCAAAGTTGGGTTCTTGGAACCGTCCAAAGTACGGAGCCAAGAGAAGGTGTCGGACTGGGGCAACTGGTCCTCAAACTCATCTGTTCCGGCTGCCGCAGCGGCAGCAAATGTTGATATTTCTGATGCAGCGGAAACAATCCGTGCGGAAACTAATTCTGTCATCTCATCGACGGTCACCTGTCGTTCGTTGCCGTTTTTATCCACAGCTTTAAAGCCAACTATATTTTCTAAATTCAAATCACTCATAATATCCAAATTTTATAAAGTTCTTATATAAGTTTTCCACGCTTTTGAAGTGCCGCCAATCGATTTGTACAGCTTCTTCCTGCCACCTTTTATCTTGTACCGGGAAAGGTTGCTTCCGTCATAGTTCACGGGATAATCCAAATTGCCCTCGTTGGCATACGCCTCCATTTCGTATGAGATGGTATAATATGCCGAACTCGCAGGATGGCAGATAGGGTTTCCCTTAACCCACTCGACAAAATACCGCCAGTAGTATTTTACCCATGAGCCGATAACCTGTGCCTGACGCAAGTGTATGGTTTCGTGCGTCATACTCTCCTTACCCGCATAGGTCTGCATATACCTATCTATGTTCTCCTTGTTCTCGGCACGGTATATCATCCGTCCGCACCACATCATGAAACGGTATCTCTTGAAAGGATAATGCTTCATGGGAAGCAGCTCAGGAGTATCAAAATCACCCGGCTTGCTTGAGAACAGCATCTTGATTAATTGCCATAATTCTTTCATACTACTCCTTCTTTTTATCCAGATAATCATTCAGTGAGTCCGCCAGCAGACCGGGCAGCATGGAGGTGGAGCGTCTTATGATATCCACCTCCTCTTCGTCAAGTTCCACACCATCTACAGTCGACTTGAAGATTTTCTCCGCAAGGAGATGCGCCTTCAAGCCCGCTACGTTCTTATATATCCAGTCACCGAAGGCCTCAGTGATGTTACTGGCTATAAGCTTTTCTTTTTTAATCCCATCATAAATAGGGAATTGTGCAAAATTTATTCTCATACTTTATATTTAAATTATCCGCAATAAAACATAACCCAATAATTACCCATACACTTAATGAAGCCGGATGCAAAATCCAAATCAATATAAGACACCTCCTGTCCTCCGGGAGCAGGCAGGATCCGTCCTCCTGTCAATCTTACTCCGCCGCTCATACGTTTGAAGTATATAGTATGTCCCGGAACATCCGGAGGAAGCGTCACTTCTATATTGTCTCTATTAATAAACATCACATTATCATCGTTGTTGTTCAATGAAGCTTTGACAGAGATATTCCTCCAGTTGCCAACTATGCCACGAAGAGAAACATAGCTGTCATTGTTCGGATGAAGGAAAATGTTACCTCCCTCCACGAATAGAGGAATGCTCGGAGTCTTGATGTGCATCCCGATCATGGCATTTGGACTCTGTATGTCAATTCCAGCATCATACTTAATCCCTTCAATGGTGACAAACTGCGTGTTTCCCCCGATTCTTACGTTTGCAAATGTCCTTTCGTTATAAAACTCAATTTGTCCGGCAGACAAATTGAAACCGACGTATTTATTTGTTTCATTTTCATAAAGGATCTTTGAGGACAATATTCCCGAAGCGATGGAGAACGGACCGATACGTCCTTTATCCGCTGTGATTGTTCCTGTAATCTCTGCATTCTTACATTTAAAATACCCGGTTACGCCGTTGATAAGAAGAGTTTCACCTTTGTCATTAAAAGATTTGAGAACCTTGTCTTTGAACATGAAGCCGGCTACATTCGCACCATCGGCAAACTGGGTGTCAGTGGCGATATTCACAAACTTCTGCATAGCTTCCCAATTGGAATCACCGTTGACAGATGTGGGTGCAGCGGTAACGGAAGCGCCGTAATTTTTTACAAGGAAATTATAATAAACTCCCCCTATCAGATATATGACCTTATCCCGGTAATCCGCATTCCAGACGTAAGTCTGTCCGGAAGCCCATACGCCTCTGTCACGGGGAAACGCCCCTGTTGCTCCTGTCGCTCCTATGGAACCATCATTTGCAACACCCACCCCTTTTTCAGCGACAAAATTATTATTCCATGCGTTTGCGTCCGACGCGGATTTATAAGCCCGGACGGCAAACTGGGTGTATCC